GTCTTCAAGCTCTGCATCGATCTCTTCGTCGCTCATATCAGCCAGTGCATCATCATCTTCTTCTGCCTCTTGGCCATTATAGATCTGACCTGCAAGGTTGACCTTCATCTGATCAAGCACGTCTTGAGTTTTGATGGTCATTACCTGACCAAAGACTTCACTCGCCTTATTATAGTCCTGATCCAACGCATATTGGATTAGTTCTTTGACATTATCATTCATTTAACTCTCCTAAAGCTTTCTGTTTGTGCAGTCGGGAATCCTCCTGCTTCTTCACCGGCTGGTTGTGCTGCTGGTTGAGGAGCTTGACCAGGAGCTCCGCCCTGTGCTTGCTCTTCCTCACCATCAGAAATTTCACCAGACTTCTTCTCATCCTCAATCTGCTTCTTGATGTCTTCAACTTCATCGTCAGTAAACATAAGGACATTTTTATAGATGAACTCTTTCGAGAAGAATTCACCAATATAGTTTTGCATCTGATCTAACATCGTGACACGTTCACGTAACAACTCTGCATCACGTAGTTCAGTGAAGTGGTTATCACGAACATAGTCGATAGCAATGTCGTTCTTCCACTCGTTCCAGTCTTCTTCAGTGATAATACCTTTGAGGATCAACTGCTTCTTCAATACACCATAGAACAGATGCGCAAACCTTCTACGGATACGATCGATAAACTTCTGGAACTTTAACTCATCACGGTTGATCTCAGTCGATCTACCAAGTGAGAACTGTGCTTCTTGTTCGAGACGATTGATAGGTACGTTTAATGAACGATACAGCTTCTTTTGGAAATAGATGATGTCATCGATCTGTCCTAGGTTCTCACCGCCAGGCAACGTGGTGATCTCAGTACCACGACCGCCTTCTCTACGTGGAAGCCAAAAATCTTCTAACATTGACATGTGTTTACGATCATCTCTGATCTCACCTGTCTTTGCATCATAGACAAGTTTATTACGATACTTGGCCATGATGTTCTTCATGTACTCTTCAGCTTTACCCTTTGGCAAGTTGCCCACGTCAATATAGAAGATACGACGCTCAGGCGCACGAGCAAGACGATAGATGACCAACGAGTCTTCCATCATACGCAATTGGTTGATAGGCTTGAGTGCCTTATGCAGGTATGATACGACCTTCTTACGATCTTCTGACAACAAACCAGAAGTCACATAGCTCACAGAGTCATTCGTAAGCTTTACACCACCTGTTTGCGCGCCGGGTTTTTCTTGATAGATGTAGAACTCTTCAACGTTTTCAATGAGTTCAACACCAGATGTAGGATCTTTCTTCTTCTTAACCTGTTTGACTTTACGAATCTTAGACGCGTCGATAGGACGAATCTCTTGAATGCCTGCCTTGAGGTTAGACTCATTCACGACCAAATGATGGTACAACCTACCATCAACATACCATCTCTTAAAGATGTCATGACCATACTCACCAAAATCGAGCATAGCATATACGTTATCAAACTCTTCTTTGATCTGCTTCTTGATAGCATCTGAAACTTCAACGTTGTCTAAGTTAATATCAACGTTTTGTTGAAGCTCTGAGGAACTGATCGACTCATTGACGATGTCTTCGATCGCCATATCAACTTCAGGATGAGTCGCGACTCCTCTGTACTGCATGATCAGCTGATGGTTGTCTTTCGATTCATCACCATCAATATTAAGATACTGACCAAAGTACGCACCACTGGCAGTCACATAGCCAGCCCCGTCGTCATCACGCGCTGGAACGATAGACGGCTTTTTCTTTGGGTCTTCTAACCCATCCTTTGCCCTCTTTATCTCAAAACCAAATAATTTAATCGATCTATTGTCTGCCATTTAAAATCCTTTGAAGATCAGGGAGTTTCCTCCCCGATCTATCTATCGAACGATTAAGACGTCGTATCAGACTCGAAGTACTGATAGGCGAATGTTACCTGAAAACGCTCAATCTCATCAACCGCAGCATAGCTCACGTCGATCGCAGACAACTCTTGAGGGAATGAACCTCTAAAAGTATATCGCTTCAACACGTTACCGCTACGATCAAGCTGATCAACGAATAGATCAGCTTCGTATGCGATTGGGCTTGCAAGACCGGTATTCGCTGAGTGCGAATTGATACCGTTCATCCAACGCTCCATCGCGTTACGTACCTGAAAGTCAGTATCGTTGATGATGGTGACTGTCCATTCAGGGAATGTACGATCACCTGCCATCTTTAAGATACGACCGCGGAACGGTACGTTGATGACACCAAACGTTGAACCAGGCAACTGAGCTGCTTCGCACAAGAACGAAGTCAGTTCAGCATCTCCACCAGCATAACCTGGGAAGTTGATGGTCGCCTTAAACAGGTTAGGTCTAGCGCCACCGCCTCTGAGCTTTGACTTAAAATCGTCAACTCCTAAAATTGCCATTTTATTTCTCCTATGACGCTAGATTAAACTGTGCCAACGACTTCTTCGAAGTCGACGCCAGTTCTGACGGCCACGAAGTTCAGAGTCACATAGTTGATCGAGCGAGCTGGTTTGATGAACACGCTAGCGATAAACTCATTGCGATCGATGACAGCCGCGGTGTTATTGGTCTCATCACATACGACTCGGAAGTCAGTGATACCACGTCTACCTTGTACTTCACGAAGTACTGGCTCTACGATGTTTACGAACTCTGCACGAGTGAACTCGTCGTTGAACTCAAACAAGACTTGTTCAGCTGCTCTACCGATCGCTCTTTCGAGGATCAAGAACAGACGACGTACGTTGATACGATCAAACGCTGAAGGACGAGACAAGAACGTCTTATCACCGAAGAGCAACACGCCTTGACCAGGAATGTTAGCGATCGGGTTAACGCCGTTCTTATAGAGAGTATCTCTCTGTGCCTTCGTCGGGCTATATGCAAGAGCAGTAACGCCAAGCAGTTGACCCCTTCTCGAACCAGCCGGAGAGAACCAAGCAGCACGGTTATAGTCCGTAGCAGCCATGATACCAGCAGTGGTCGATGCAGCAGGGATGAACACATACTTGTCGTTGTACTTATCATACACCTTCAAGTAGTTATTATCTACGATAAGGTATGACGATCTAGTCAAGCCTGAAACTGCAGTCACGGTGTTTGAGACACGAGTCGCATCAGACGATACACCGACGATAGAAGCTCTGTTCGGAGAGGTGATGACCACACAATCCTTACGAGTAGACTGAGCAGTAGAGACTAGATCATTTACAACCGTTGCCAAGCCGTCTGTGGTTGAAGTCTGAGGTGCGATGATGAAATCGACTTCGACTTGATCTTTGTCTTCGTACAGGTCATATCCGGCCAAACCAGCGCTAGTGCCTAAAGAACCGCTGTTTGTACCATTAGACAAAGACTTAGCGACCGCGGATGGTACAGTGGGTCTATAGGTTCTACCGGTACCAAAGGTTGATAAGCCTGCGCCAGCTGCAGATTGAGCTGAATCAAAGTTCAGCATATAGATGTACTGCGAGTTAGCGTTGATGACTTCCTTCGCATAGATGCTTTGGCCTTGGCCGTCTTTTGCATCTAGCAAGACTGACAAGTTGGGGAATACTTCGAGGACTGTTCCACGAGTACCACTAAACAAACCGTCTTCATCGATCACTGCGACATGCAACTCATCTCCTGAGTCATTGCGGCTCGTCGCCCAGTCTGAAGTTGTGGGCTTAGCGTCAAAGCTGCTTTTATAGGTCCATGCATCCCATGTACTATCGCCAGTAGACTGAGATGGTAAGTATGCGACCTTCAAACTGTTACCTAAGTCACCAGGATATTTTGCGATAAACTGGATGCCGTGATTGTTTGAATCTTCGAGCGCTGTGACAGATGCTTCACGGTTTGTGAAATTTTCTGAATTATTAAAATATGGGTTATTGTCTACATCAAAGACTGTGGTAATGCTGCCGTCATGCATACAATAAGCAGCGCCAGGCTCTACACCTGAACCGTTACTATCAGTTGCACGGACCACATACAATGTGCTAGAATAACGCAAGTATTGTGCTGCTGACAAGAAGTCTACAGCTGTTGCATCAGAAGGAGTACCAAACGTGCTAACTAACTCTGCCTCATTTGAGATGAGTTTTCTCTGTAACACGGGTCCCCATCTGAAGTTACCTACGATAGCGCCGGTGGTAGACTGAACGTTCGGGACGCCTCCCGTTAAGTCAATCTCTCGGAC